ACAGAAGTATCCACCCCATGCTCGCCCATTCTTGTTGCCATCCTTAAACTCACGATCACCATGCTTACAACTTGGCACTACCTTTTCTGTTCCTAGTATTTCTGCAACCGTATTAAGAGCTGCATCCATAGTTACTGGAGCTGGCACTTCCTTTATAGATTCATCTTGTTCACCAAATGGTGTAGTCCAGTAATCCTTTTCTACTGTAGGAGCAGGAGCCTTGACCACCTTTGTCATCTCTTCCCGGCTTGGACGCTTTCCTTTAGGCGCATAACCTGCATTTGCAAGCGCTCTGCCGATAGCCGAAGTCTCACAATTCTCCAATGCAGAAGTCTGATTGACACCTCTGCTAGTAACTGTTTCCTCCGCGAGTCCAGTCGCCCATGCGATCGTATCTGTAGAATTTTTATACAAATACGCCTTAACAACATATCGATTAGTTTCGATAACTTCCAATTCAGTTGAAATACGAAAATCTGGATAGTCCTTAATAAATTTCTCAAGTCTCACCTCTACTGGTTCATAATCGGCTAAATTAAACATAATCCTCATTCTCCTCTGTTTTCAATTCGCAGGCTAATGCGAGATAAGCGCAGGCATCGATGTAGGAATCGAGATGTCCGGGGGATTCTTGGATTCTTGATAGTTTGACTTCGACCATTGCAAGGCAAGCTTCATAGTCCTTGACTGGGAAATCAAATAAATTGGATAACCGCTTAGCGATCCGATCTTGGTTGACTTTCGGATGACCGTAGATTGCGCCACGATCTTGCATGACATCGGTTGCACTTTGTAAAACCTCTTTGGCTTTCATTCCTGCCAAAATTCTTGGCGATTGACTGCCCTGCCTCGATGGTATCCCTCACGAAATCCCTTGTTGTAATTACCTTCGGCTATATGTGAATAAATCAATCCAACCGCTAACGGGAAGAGAATCAGCGCTGCACCGATAACTTGATTATCTGTCATTTGTTGCTCCCTATCGAACTAACACCTTCGGTTAGTTGCAGGTTTAGTGTTGCACAGATTTAGCGAATTGTCGCTCTTCCGGCGTGTCGGAATGGAGAAGCTTCAGACTCATCAACCGCATCATCCAATGTGCGCCTGACCGGGAAGATATCTCTAACGAGGTCGTCCATAGACCTTACCGCCTACGATAAATGTGCCGTTCTTTTCTATGTAAATTAAGTCAACTTGGACATTTTTGTTATGAATGTACATGATCGCAAAAGCCTGTTGCCAATTAGCCGTTCCTCGGGTGTATGCAGCCTGTTTGAAGTCCATTAGGTTACCTACCTCAACACCATGTAGAACACGCCCCATTCGCCCTCCTATGGCTTCTGAGAAGGATGTCCTGCCAGCGCGATGCGTATGCCCAGAAATTATATTGGAGCCCGTCCTGCGTGCAGCTTCCATTGCGCTCAAACCGCCCTGAGACTTGATAGGAGTGTGATCGCCATGAACGGCTACCCAATTAGGCGCAAGCTGCATTGGTTTCTTATGGAATGTAATCCCAAGCTCATCAAACTTCATAAACTTCTCAAACCGCAGTTCTGGCAATGATAGAAAACTAGGGATTTTCTTCATGATGATGTTGTATAGGCGATCTGTATGATTTGACCTAATGCAGTCAGTAACGCCCAATTCCCATAAAAGCTCGACACACCGATCTCGATCATCGCCTAGTGTCTGTTCATAAGCTCCGGGAGTTCCATCTGACCACTTGCTTATAGTCTGGAAATCGATCTCATCGCCTATTGTTACTGTCTGATCTGGCTTAAACTTTTCTAAGAATTTTGCTATGTTGCGTGTTAGATGTACATCTTCGAAGGGAACTTGTAAATCACTTAGGATTACAATTTTCTTCATTAGGTTTAGTCCTCATCCTCGTCATCATAATCGCCGAATCTTTCGGGATTGATAGGCTCTGGCAATATCCACGCTGGATACGCTAATGGCTCAAGAATGACGGCGAGCGCTAGATCAACATCGAAGCCTGCTCTACGCAATGCCCGGTACATCTCTTGAAGGGAAATTGCCCAAGCATCAAGAGCTGAATAAGTGTCTAGGTCTATAACCTTTTTTCTTGCCATGTCTTAATTGTCACTTCTCCAAGATACGAAGGATAGTTTCGACACGCGCTTCAAGTAGATTTATTTGATCGCGCATTGAAGAGCCGGAGTTAGGCTTTAGTTCGTTTAGGTAGTGCTTTACTAACCATCGCACCGAGCCAATAAACGAACCAATAACGGTCGTAGCAGCAACAACAAGAGCCGCCGTGTCCTGCGCAGTCATTATCTTTTTGGTGTTGCATATCCAAATATGCCTGACAGGATTGACCAGAGAATCGCTCGGTAATCGATATCAAAATTAGTTGCAGACCATGCTGCTAGGAATGCTCCAGCTGCCAAAAATGCCGGGTTCTTTAGTTTCATTTTATTTTGCCTCCTAGAAGTGGGATTTGAAAAAACGAACGATCTTCATCGCCAGCCTTTGTGAAGCTGATATGAATGTGCTTGGTGTGAGGGTTTGTACCCCTGTATTTGATCCAACGCCAGAGTGTTCTTTTGCTTGCAATTTTTTTATCAAAAATGACATATGCAATTCGCTTGCTTGACTTGGCGTTAATTCGTATCTGATCGGCAAGGTAATGAGCTGTGGCATCTTTCCCATCGAGAGAAGCATCGAGATCGAAAGCACGGACATACCCTGTACTAGGGCAAGGGTTGTGATCGCTCTTTTTGGTTGAGTGCCGGGCATCTCCGTAAGTTCCGTCAGAACGACGGTCTCTGTCAGGATAAGCATCGTCTGCCTGCTCTCTAAATTGGATTACAGATTTACTTAGTCGAGCTTTCATCCAAGTAGGATTGCTATTTCATCGGCTGTTAAACCTAAGCGATCAAGGATTTCTTGGCGTTTGGCAGATAAATCAGGAGCGACAGTAGTTCCATTATGAGCATCAACTATTACTTTCGCTTTTGCTTCATCTTTAGAATCAATGTCAAGCCAAAAGTCACCATTGCCGTCAATTAGTGGTGGCTGTGTTATCTTTACTTTACCAGCATTTAGTTCTGCCAATAATTCAGCGCCGTTTAAGTTTTCTGGTCTATTGAATTTTATCATCATTATCCTAACTTAGAAATCTGGAAGAATGTTTCACCTTTGTCGCCACCGATAAGATTTAGACTTCCGCCCGATGATTGGAATGAAAAGAGTTCTACATAATCATTAGCGGCTAAATCCAAAACAAAACTGTTGCAAACATAAGTTGGAAAACCACTAGATATAGTTCCAGCATAAGCTGGATTGTTTCCTGAGAAAAAGTTATTTCCACCATTTATTCGAGCAAAAAAGTATCTTACGCCTGTGGCATTGTTTTGATATACGATATTTGCGGTCAATAAATATTTGCCGCCTTGACCACTTGGAATAGTGATTCTTGAATTATTTGTAACATTATCGTGCATCGAATTTGTGTCATAGTATTCAGAATCAAAATTAATTGCAGCTAATGATGCATTAGATAAAGAAACATCCGCTGACATAAATACAGAACAACCAACAAAACCACCGGCAGGAGAAGCCCAAGTTGGAACTCCACCGGCAACAGTAAGAACCTGACCTGTTGATCCAATACCTAAGCGAGCAGGGGTTGATCCGCTTGAAGAATAAATAGTGTCGCCGGTTGTTGTCATTGGATTTGCCATGCCAGCAGCATCGGCGCTCCATACAAAATCCATGTCAGTATTTGAGTTTTTAGCCAATACTTGACCAGTAGTGCCACCTTTAAGATCAACAAGAGAAGTATCTATTGATTGACCAAGTGTGCGAATGGCTGCTGCACCATCTTTTACAAGGTCAGTATCATTGGGGGTGGTCCACCCAAAGTTGGTAGTCGTTGCCATTTATTCTCCTTATTAGGCTACTATTGTAGCGTTATTCCAGTCCAAAGTAGGACTTAACGTGTTCCATTTTTCTGTAATTGGTACATTGTTCCATCTGAACGCCTGTAGGCTGAAAGCAACTGGCGAAACAATAACTGTCAAATCCAGAGCGTTAAATCGGCTAGTCCAAGTCCAGCCTTCAACAAAGCCCTGATATCGACCATTGGCAATATTCAACGGCAAATCCTCGATGTCAAGAGGTAAGCCCATAAATATGTTTAGAGCCTGATCCCGTGAGGCATCTGGAATATTAGGGTTAGTCATTGGAAATGTTATAGCCTTAAATTGATATTGAGGATAAGCGCGAATGTCCAGATAGAACTCAGCTTGACTTGTAGCATCTGCCCCATTTTCAATAGTTGTTACAATGTTGTCAGCTTGTACACCATAAGTAGCAATGGAAGCTGCATCTGAAGCTGTGTGTTGATTACCGTTTTTATAGGTAATTGTGACTCGATTTCGAATATCACCTAACCGCTTTATAGTAGAAATGCCATTGGCATAAGCCCAGCCACCATCGACATAAGCGTAGCCATTGGCTCCTAGGTATTGACTTCGATGAGTACTGTCGGCATATCCGATTCGTCCTGATGCATCTTCATAAATATATCCAAGTCCTGATCGAGCTAATCCAGCAACAAGGCTATAAACATCTGTGGTTGATGCCGTCCGAGCAGTTAATTCATAATCTCCTGGTTGATCAATTTCACCTAAGCCAATATTTTCAGCATTAGCCCAAGTTGTAGTCGGATCATAATTTACCCATTCTAAAGCTGCTGGAACTTCATTCCATTGATTAAATAAAATTTCTGAAAGGATTGTGTAGATTTGATCGCCGTCAAAATCTTTAGATAACACTCCTTCAGTAAGTGTTTTAGGAAGTTTAGATAAAGCCCCAAGAGCTGTAATAGTCACATCCTGAGTAATGGCTGGTTCACCTGTTCGAACCGTTACATCAATATCTGATATATCTCCACCAAAAATAGGCACATAAACGCCAGATGAGTTTTTAACCTTAATTACGACCGAATCATTAACATCAAAGACAATGGCAGACTGAGTAAGGTTTTTGACTGTAAAACGGCTATATCCTGCTACAGGCTGAGAATAGATATCTTTACGCCCAGAAGTGATAGTTAAGTCTGCAATGGTTAAGTTAGTTATATCTCCTGCACCATTGACCTCTAATGCCCAGTCGGGAGTCCATACTGTCATGCAAACGCACCAGCACCAAGAGTTCCGCGATAAGTAGATTGGTTAAGCACATCGATAATCTGTCGAGCTGTTGATTCTGAATCGATCGCTCCATTGACCGTAATGTTATTGTTGTAATTTACTGCCTGACCAGAGTATCCACCAATCATAGGAGCAGGAACAAATGGAGAAGCAGTAGTTCCCGGTGTTTCAAAACTTATGTTTTTAGCACCCCCAAAGCCTAAGAAATCTTTAACTTTATTGCCTGCATCAAATAGAAGTTGAAATCCTCTAATCAATTTTCCAACAGCGTCTACCGCTTCACCTATAACAAATGCAATGACTTCAAAGGCTACCTTAAATGCACCGCCCAAAAATGGTGCAAGAACATTCTTAGTAAATGACCACAAACCTCTAAATGCCTCTTCATTATCCATGACTGCTGTTTTAATAGTGTCAAAGATTTTTTTAAGTCCATCAAAGATTGGAATCAAAATAGTTTTAGCGACTCGAGCAATTTCATTAAATGCGTTCTTTAATCCGCTGCCGCCTTCAAAGCCTGCTACAAAAGCTGTAAGTGCTGGAACAACATACTTAACAATGTTTTCGACCATAGGAGTAATGGCATCCAGGATAAAGGCTCCAACCGTCTCTTTAGCTTCATCAAAAGCAATAGATAGGCGAGCCATCTTTCCTTGGAATGTGTCTGCCTGAATCGTAGCCTGACCTTCAAAGGTATTGGCTAACTTGGCTGTTATCTGCTCAAAATCAAGGGTTTTAAGTTCTGCCCTACTTAGACCTACCCCAAGCCTTGAAAGCCCGGCTAAATTGCCTTCCTGAGCCTTAGAGAGGCTTTCTGTGACCGCCTGTAGGCTTTTACCCGTAGCTGCTGAAATATCTATGGCAAGTGATTGAAGCTTCTGAGCCTTAGTAACATCCCCGGTTGCGCGAGTTAATCTATCTAGGGATGGACGAAGTTGATCGTCTGTAATACCGAATAGTAAAGATTGCTTGAGGACATAATCTTCTGTTGCTTTAATCTGGGCATCTGTAGCACCAGTAACATTCCTAAGAGTAGCCGCTAATTTAGCTTGAGCAGCTTCATCTTCAATAGCAGACTTAACTCCATCGATGGCTAACTTGCCAGCATAGACGGCTGCTGCTGCCCCTGCTGCTAAGAATGCAGCTCCGGCAACCTTGCCAAATTTAGAAATCTTATCGCCAAAAGTTGTAACTTCATTATCAGCCTTGTTTATATTTTTGGTGAAGTTATCTATGTCAGCAAGGAGTTTAAGCGTTAAGGCTCTACTTGTTCCAGCCATTATGTCCACTCCTTCAAAATCTTATCAAACGATTTAGTCCACTCAGCTACGATGTAAGGCTGGATTCTGCGTAGTG